GAACTGGTATCACAGTTAACGCTGATGATATTGCTATCACAGGTGCTGGATCATTGACTACCAACTACTTAACTAAGTGGAACGGTACAGGATTCTCTAACTCAACTATTACAGATGACGGAACTACCGTAACTATTGGTGGTAACTTAACTGTAAACGGTAGCATTACTTACGTTAACTCTAACACAGTTGAAATCGGTGATAACATTCTTCTTCTTAACAGAGATGAAGTTAGTGCTCCTTCTCAGAACGCAGGTATTGAAGTAGAAAGAGGAACAAGTACTAACGTTTCTTTCATCTGGAATGAGACTAGTGACTACTGGTCTACTGTAACTGAACCTTTACACGTAGGTTCTATTGCTGACGCTGGTGCTGCTTACACAGGAAACAAATACTTGGTTTCTGACTCAGGTGTAATCAAATACTTAACTTCTGCTGATTTAGCAGGTGACGTTATTACAGGAATCACAATCAGTGGATCTAACGGTGTTGCAGTTGCTGGTTCAGGAACAACTTCTATTACTGTAAGTGGTGTAAACGCTACTACAAGTGCTGCAGGTGTTGTAGAATTGGCTACTAGTGCTGAAGTAAATGCTTTAAGTAGCTCTACAGTAGCAGTAACTCCTTCTGGATTAGCTGCTTTGCGTTATGCTGCAACAGGTCCAGCAGCTCCAGCAACTAGCATGATAGTGACTCACGCTTTAGCTTCTAACGATATCATAGTTCAAGTTTATGAACTAGCTACTGGTGAGAACGTAGAGTGCGATGTAGTACGTACAACCATCAACGTAGTTACTTTAGGATTCTGTTCTCCTGTTACTACAAATGCTCTTAGAGTATTGGTGATTAAAATTGCTTAATTTAATTAAACTATTATCTTTGCTAGGGGCCTAAAAACCCCTAGCTTTTTTACATTACAAACAAAAACATGAAGTCACTTAGCAGCAAAACCTATCAATGTGGTGTAACTATACAAGGTTTAACCACTCTTTCAGGGACTGTTTATTTAACAGGAATAACCAACACAGCTAGCTGGGATCATGTTATTGTAGGAACAACTGCACAAGGTCAGATTTACACTAGGACCTACGCTCAGTTAATGTCAGATATTACATCTGGCATAGGCTTAAGTGGTTACGTTCCTACATCTCGTACGTTAACTATTAACGGTGTAAGTTATGATTTAACTGCTAATAGGTCTTGGACAATTACAACTCCTTATGTTTCTAAACTACAACACCAAGTTAAAGCTGGTGTAGCAATCAATAAGGGTCAAGCAGTCTACGTTACTAGTGCAGATGGAACTAACATGATTGTTGGTTTGGCTTCTAATGCTTCTGAGGCTACATCTAGTAAGACTATGGGTCTTTTGGATGCCACAGTTTCTACAAATGGTTTTGCTAACGTAGTAACAGAAGGTCTTTTAGATGGATTAGATACCTCAACTGCAGGCGCAGCAGGTGATCCTGTATGGTTGGGAACAGGAGGAAACTTAATTTACGGCTTAGCAAATAAACCGTACGCTCCTGCTCACCTAGTTTTTATTGGTATAGTAACCCGTAAAAACTCTAACAACGGAGAAATCTTCGTTAAGGTACAGAATGGATTTGAGTTAAATGAGATTCATGATGTAGATTTAAAAACAAATTTACCAGTAAACGGAGAGTTACTAGGATTTAACGGAACTCTTTGGGTAAACAAGACTATTGCTGGATGGTTAGGATACACTCCTGTCAATGCTAGTGGAACAACAAATTACATTTCTAAGTTTACAGGATCTACTACGTTAGGTAACTCTCAGATCTTTGACAACGGAACTAATGTAGGGATTGGCATTTCATCACCAACAGAAAAATTACACATTGTAAGTTCTGCAGCAGGAAACCAGTTTGGACGTATAACTGCTACAGATTCAAATGCATCAGCAGCCTGGGTTGCTCAAAATGACAGTGGTGATAACGTAGTTTACCGTGTATTTAGTTCCGGAGTAAGTGGAACTCAAATGGGTAGTGCTTTAGGAAGAAGTGCTTCTTTACTTGCTAACCTGGGAGGTTCAGGAGTATTCTTATTAGGTACTTTCTCAAATACAAACTTTGTTCTTGGTACAAATAATACCGAGAATATGCGTATTACAACAGCAGGCAACGTAGGTATCGGTACTACTAGTCCTGCTGCAAAGTTTGTTGTAAGTAATGCAGGGGTAAGTGGATTTGAGGTTGACCCCACAGGTGGTGTAAGTAGCGGTGTATTGCTACAGGCATATAATAGGAGTACGTCAGCCTACATGGCTCAATCTTATTATGCTTTAACACATACATTTAATGTTGGTAGTGGAGCAGGAACAAGAATATTAGATATAACAAGTACAGGAAACGTAGGTATAGCTACTACCATTCCTGGCTCTCGATTACAAGTAACAGCCACCTCTAACAGTGCAACAACGGTAGATAATGGAATAACAATACTAAATGATTCTGGTGTCAATAATTGTCTTGCTGGTATTCGATTATCTACTTACGGAGATTCCGATGGAGGTCTTTATCCAAAACAATTCATAGGTGCAATTCGTGATGGCGCTTTTGGTGCGGGTAAGGGAAGCATAGTATTTTGTAACCGAGATGCTGCAGATACATCTGTTGTTACCTTATCTGACGAAAAAATGAGAATCTTACCTAGCGGTAACGTAGGTATTGGTACTACTACACCAACATATAAATTATCAGTATTAACAACAGGAACATTAGGATTTTCTTTAACTACTTATAATTCAGCAGTTGGAAATCCGCAAATAGATTTATATGATGCTACTAGAGCCCAAGAAACAGTAATTTCATCTACTGATGGAACTACAACAGGTACTTACCTAGCATCATATTCAAACCATCCGTTATTATTTGGAACTTATGCTGCTTCTACGCCAACAGCTAAAATGGCTATCTTACCAAGTGGTAACGTAGGAATTGGAACAACAAGTCCAACAGAGGAACTTCACATATATGGTGCTGGTGACCGAATTATAAAGATTGAGAATACAGGTACATATTTAATGTATGTAGGTCTACTTTCTAACGAAGGTTACATAGGATCAAGCAACGCTACCCCTTTAGGATTCTACACTAATAATGTAAATAGAATATATATTAATACTTCGGGAAATGTTGGTATTGGCACAACTAGTCCTGCTCATAAATTAGATGTTATTGGAGATATAGCAATTCCATCAAGTAATTATATTCAATACTATACAGGAGCAAGTTATTACGGTAGAATTCAATTATGGAATAGCGCTAATGGTGATATGACTTTCCAAAACGCTAGTGGTGGAACTTCCCATATGATATTTTTACCACAAGGTAATGTAGGTGTAGGCACAACAAGTCCATCTCAAAAATTTGTAGTATCTAATGGTTCCGCTGAAGTATTCAAAGTATACTCTAGCGGAGAAGTAGTAGTAGGTACAAATTATATTTATGCTGCTGCAAGCGGAAACAGTTTTTATTCTGAAGCTGCTGCAAATTTCAGAGGTATCATAAGAAATGATGTAGGAGCATACTTACAAATAAACGGAGGTACGTCTGGTTATACTTATTTTAGTGGTAATGTAGGCATTGGCACAACTAGTCCTGGATATAAGTTAAATGTTATTGGAACATTAGGTGTTACTGGTGATACAACAATAGGAGGTAATATTGCTGGGGCTAGAACACTTAATTTAATATCTAGTGATAATGCTGTAACTTATGATATTAACTTCCAACAATATGGAACAAGTGTTTTTGGTAGAATAAGATATGAAGAAGCCGCATCAGATTTTCAATTTTATGCAAAATCAGATACAGACCCTAATTTAACTTTACAATGGGGCGGTAATTCTTATTTTCAAAGAGGTAACGTTGGTATTGGTAATACTTCTCCTTCTACTAAACTAGACGTAAGCGGAGTTATTACAGCTACAGGCGGTAACAGTACTAACTGGAATACTGCGTATGGCTGGGGTAATCATGCTTCTGCAAGTTATGTTCCTCAAGCAAGGACGCTTACTATTAATGGAACTAGCTATGATCTAAGCGCAAATAGAAGCTGGACAATATCAACAGCAACTCCAGGAGGATCTGATACACAAGTCCAATACAACAGTTCTGGATCTTTGGCAGGAGCCTCTGCTTTGACTTACAACTCTACTACTAACAGAGTAGGTATTAACCAAGCTTTTCCAGGATATGACTTAGATGTAAACGGACAAGTAAGAGTACAAGATAAACTTAGGGTAGGAACTGGTAACGGAGTAGTGCACATGTCTTCTACGGCTACTATTAATCCTAGTGCTACTACTGTTGTATGGGCTCAAACCGTAAGCGTAGGTATGTGTGCCTTCATTGAGTACTATATTCTAAACAACAACTCACTTACAGACCAAAGAGCTGGTACAATTATGGTTACCTGGAATCAATCAGGAACGCCTACAATCACTCACACAGAAACAACTACCCCTGATATAGGGTCAACTACCACTGTTAACTTTACAAGCTCTCTAGTGGGCTCAGATGCAAGAATTAACGCAGTAAACTCAAGTGCCAATCCTTACACGATGGTAATGAGTTATAAATATTTCTAATATATAGATTATATACATTGTTGGATAGTGAAAACAATAAAAAATGGCAAACGAATTTAAAGTCAAAAACGGTCTTATAGTAATAGGAGACCTAACCACATCAGGAACTATTACTATTAATGGTGCTCTTGCAGCTACACAATCTTGGGTTACATCTCAAGCTTATTTAACTTCTGCTAGTTTAAGCGGATATGCTACACAGTCTTATGTGACTAGTGCATTAGCTGCCTTAGTAGATGCAGCTCCTGCAGCATTAGATACGCTTAATGAACTTGCAGCAGCACTTGGAGATGATGCTAACTTCTCTACTACTATCACAAATAGTATAGCAGCTAAACAAGCCCAACTTAATGGAACTGGTTTAGTAAGAATGTCAGGAACAAGTGTAAGTTATGATAATACTACTTACTTAATTTCTAATTTTGGAAATATAGAAGGGGAGCATGGTTATGGGTATCC